TACAGGTGTGGCACTTGCTAAACCCCAACCAATACCGGGAGCACTGTATACCCCCGTACCCCATCCGTAACCTAAAGTATTTCCAGAGTTGCCAATAGCAATCTCATATTTAGAAGTTACCGCACCTCCACCATTTCCAACGTCAGAAATATTAGCTAGTACAGGTAAACCTGTAGTTGAGCTTTTGGCAGTAATACTATATGCGTTAGCATTAATCGTAGTTACTTCATAGTTTTGATTAAGTACTGCGGCAGTAATATTGCCACCAAGGCTTGCTGCCCCACTAAACGTAACAAAATCACCCGTATTAGTATCTGACCCAGAGTCAGCAACTACCAAAGTAGAAGAACCAGTACTAGCAGTAAAAGTAGTAGTATTTACAGATGTATCTTTAAGCGGGGTTATATCGTAGAAAATACCGCCTACTTCAATATATAGTTTTTTATTTGTACCAATTCCAAGCAAATTATCAGAATAGGTCGTTAGCCAGTTGTACATTTGGCGACCAACGCCGAGCATAAAGTTAGGGGTAGCCCTAAGCCACCCACCTATTTTTTGTGGGTATCCAGACAAAAAACGAATCTTATCGCACTCAAACCAACCCCCTTCGTTAGAGTAATTGGTCTGATCTCGGTTTAACCCTGGTTTAAAGTTAAGTTTTATAAATGGCATACTAGTTTACCCTAAGATAAAAATAACGCCCGTTCATCGTTTCTACGAGTGACCAAGCCTTTCAGTACTTTACCCCCAGCCAGCGTATATTTCAAGAACTCCTCTGACGCTTCTTCCATTTCGCCCCGAATAACCTTCTGACGGAGGGTGCTGCGCTGTAGTGTTCCCAGACCAACATTAAAGCTAAAAGATACAAGAGCATCGAATTGACCTTGAGTGAGCTTGACAGGACAGAAGCGTTCAACACCTCGCTCAAAGCGATTAAGATCGTCTCTAAGAATGTCATCTACTTCCTCCATCGAAAAGGTACGGTCATCTCTGTACTCCAGTGGGTAGGCATCCCGCTCGTCTATCTTTAAAGCACCTTGCCGTGGGTAGAGTACATGCCCGACACCAATCGTCCACAATTTAGCGGGACAGCGATAAGGACGCTGGCGGACACCTTCATGGTGCTTAATCATTTTGATGGCTTTTTCGCTTACTTTCACTTCTTGAACGCCTGAGTCCCGAACCAGAAAGAAACAATACTTGCCCAGATAATCTGGGTCTCGTCATCCCATAGGAGGTTTAGCGCTACGTCAAATGGCACTTCCCGATGGAAGGCAAACCAGAACCCAAACAGCTCTACAAACATAAACATGATGAACATACCGTAGGTAATGGCTGGTCTAACCATCGCCCTAGAGTTCGTAACCCACTGAGAAGCACCCTTGCCAATCTCGATGTCATGAGCATACAAAGACGCCCTTTCTTGGGCTTGGGTCTGCATCTCAATCTGCTGGGTCTTAATTTCTTCTACGTGGGCTTGGGCTTGGAAACCACGCTCTGCCATCTGGAGTTCTCGTTCCGTCTGCAAACGAGCCATTTCCATTTCATGCTTCTTGTCTGACTTGTCTTGAAAAAACCCCAATAGGCTGGGTAAACCGCCTGACAGGAACGATATAAGGGTAGTAAATAGGGTAATCATTTTTTTCCTCTTTCTTCTAAGAGTTTGACCCGCACATGGAGGTCATGAATATCTTTGTAAATTTCTTCACGCTGTTTTGCTCTGCGTTCGGCTGAAATAGGACTGTCCGTTGGTACGCCTTCGTTGGTAATTAGGGCTGGCATTTTGCCCTCGATCTGAGTTAGGCGGGTTTGGAATGAAGATACTTGACCGAGTAGCCACGCTATACAGGCTACAAGAATCGGAATAACCGCCTTTAGTACGTCTTGCATGTTCATTTTTTAGATCCCCATACTATGTAATAAGCAATCCAAGCGGCTACCAAAAAGCACCAGAACTGCACCCATTTAACCTTTGATAACTCGGCATCAAAGTACTTCTTGTCTTCCTTCTCAAGCCGCTCAATCTCGGTCTTGATGTCTAGCACCTTCTGCCATTCTTTAGTGCCGTGCTGCTTTATAAAGTCCACCCTTAATTTGTACTCTTCATCGCTTATCTTTTTGCGGTGTTTGTATTCCTCAAGGGCTTTAAATATTGCCCGTTCCTTCTTTAGCTCTGCTTCTCTACGCTCACGAATCCTTGCGTTTGCTTGCTGCTTTGCAACATCTACTGCTTCCTTCTGCACTTCCTCGATGTTCTTGCCAATCTCTCGACCAGCTTCTCGACCAGTCTTTATCCCTTCACTGATCCCTTTGGCACCAGCCGACAATCCGAGTTCGTCTGACATGATTCAATTTACTCACCCCAGAGCTTTGTACCGCCTTTAGGTACAGAAGTAGCCCAAACAGATACAGACTGTTTAGGAGTAGATAAATCAAACCCACAATCATTGCATTTTTGTGCAGCAAGTTCAGCCTCATCCACATCCCGACCGCAATTAGGGCATAAGACTTCAACTGTATGGCGGCACACTTTGGTACCGTCTTCTAACTTAACTGCTGGATTTTCTGAGATCATATTAATCCTTATATAAATACTAAATTATATAGCCTTATACCAAATGGGAATAGTATACCGAGACGCTCCATTAACAGTATACACTCCATGCTCATGTTTGGCGCCGTCAAAAAATACAGTCCTTCCAATTACTGGGGCTACTTTTGTACCGTCTGCAAACATTGTTTCTCCACCCCTAAAATCACTATTTAAATAAGTAATTGAACTTAAAATAGTTTTATCAGACGCATTATCTAAATGAAATGCTTGACTTGCACCGACGGGCCACTCTACAATTTGCGCCCAATCAATAACTACGTTACCGTAATATTTAACAGCTGTTTTAGTAATCTCTTGAAGCGTCTCATTTATTACTGTGTCTTCCAAAAAAAATTTAGTGTCTATAATTTTTGTTTTACCCCATACCTCAAAAGAATTATTCATTTGATTAATCGCAAAATTTTGAATGTAATTAGCTATAGTAGAAGGTATTACATTATCTGCAATTAAAATCATTATTAAAATCCTAAATATAAACTGTCTAGTTTTTGCATTTTGTTTGGGTTCCCTAGAATATGATGCCAAACATAAAAACAAGCCCCAATTGCTGTACCACCATCGTAACAAATAGGGTCAATATAAAAATTTATATCTGGAAACGCTTTTACATATTCATAATTATTTACACAGTTTAAAAAATATCCGCCAGACAATACAACGTTGTTGCTTTTAGACATATCTATTGTTTTTTGTATTAATTTAATTGTATGTTTTTTAGTTTCTTCTTGTACTTTTTTTGCAACATCTGCCATTTCTTGAAAATTAAATTTATTTTCTTTTGGGTTAGGTATGCAAGCTAAATTAAATATTGGATAATTTTTATATTCTTCAACCCAAGTAGCTTCTTCATTTAGATTTCCATAAGAAGATAAACCCATTAACTTACCTGGCTCTCCAAATGAAGTTTTCTTATACACAAAATTAAATAACTTAGAATACTGATAAAAAATATGCCCCGAGCCAAAAAGATTTGAAACTATTTGTAGATGCTCTGTTGACTCGTCTATTTTAATTTCTATTTTTCTAGGCTCACAATAATTAATATTCAATGAAGAATAATGTTTATAGTTTGTATTTATTTTATTAGAAGAAAAAGTATAACTAGATTCAATTTCTCTATATGGTTTATGTATATAACTACCAGACCCGTCAATAACTAAAACACCAGAATCTTCAAATCCTGAATTGTAAAACCCATTACATGCATGGTGTAAATGATGGTCTTCTAAACATAATTGAACTTTATCTAGTGTTATATTTAAACTTAGTATGTCGTTTATAATTTTTTGAGAGATTTTAATATCTGTAGATTCATTAAATCTTTTAAACGTAGTAAATATTACGTAATCTATATGGTTTACGTATTTATTTAATTTTAAAATTGCTTCTAGTGTACATTTATCGTCTGCCTCAAAATGTTTAATTTTTTTAAATCTTTCTTCTTCTGCGTAAAAAACAATATTACCGTCTTTAAGTAAACATACAGAAGTATCATGGCTTATATTAATGCCCAATATATTCATATTAATTTTTACTTACAATTATTTTTTGTTTTTCGGGCATGTATAAATATTCTATTTTAGATCTTTTTAAAACATCTACGGCTTCATCTTCTGTTTCAACTATGACCTCACCAGCAAGATTAAAAGAAGTATTAAATAACATAGGTACGTTCTTTT